ATGTCCTTGGTGTCCCAGCCCTTGCGGGTGCCGTACACTTCGTTCAGGCGCTTGACGTTACCCACCTGTACGGCATACAGGAAATCGCCAAAGCTCTTTGTTTCTGCGTGGTCAGTTTCTGAATCAGGAGCGATGTAGCCCGCATCTTTCAGCGCCGGGGCATTCTTAACCGCATCCATCAGCTCGTTAATCTGCTTGGTGACGGCCTCGAAATCCTCTCTGCGCACGTAATCGGCGGGCGGCGTCTCCTGTTGAGGCTCCTCTTTGGTCTCTTCGACCGGGGCCTCTTTGGTTTCGTCGCTCATTTTAGTTTCTCCTACTACTTCAACTGCTGTCGTTTTTGGCGTCTGCTCCTCCGGTTCCGTCGCGCTCTCGTCTGCGGTGGCCGCCGCCTCTGCGAAATACGCCTTTAGGTCGGGATTCGCTTCAACCAATCGTTTCAGCCGCTCCACGCCCACTGTTCGCGGTTCGGCTGGTGTTAACGTGAATGACACTTCTGCTTCGGGCCATCGCTTGATGACGCCGTTCTCTCTGCGTGCTAAATGCCCAATGGTGCCCGTGGAAAAGCCACACTTGCCGCTGTTGACCATGGCGTCCACAAGCTGCCAATAGGCGTTTGACTTTTCCACCATCACCCGGAAATAGCGCCCCACGTCGTCGGGGTCTATCTCGGTAACGTCGCCAACCGGGTCATCGATGCCCTTTAGTTGGTACGTCTGATCGTCTATCTGGACCTTGCTGCCCATCGTGTGGTCCACGAATGCCTTTTTATTGGGCACAAGCTCGGGCATATAATCGGTTTCCTGGGTGAATGTCTCCCCCTCCAGGTCCTTGCCCCCGTACACGACGCCATAGCCGCCGTATACCACGTGCTCATCTGTCTCTTCCAGCACCTTAACCGCTGTATCTATTGTTTTGCTCAAGGATATGTTGTGCTCCTCTGCCCATTCCCGCGCGGAGGCAGGCAGACCGCCCGTCCACCCGAACTTTTTTGCGATTCGGATAATGGCCCGCCGCACCGCATCCGGGTTGCCTGCCTGCCCCGCCAATCGCCAGGCGTCGTTGACGTCGGACGGCCCAGCAATAGGGAAGCTGTCACCGGGTCCGGCAAACTCGCCGCGTATGTCCCCGTTTGCCAATCGTTCCCGTCGCTCTGCTGTCCATTCAGCCATAAAACAAAAAAGCCGCTCCCGAGCGGTTAAGCTCAGAAGCGGCGTGTGTTCCTACTTTGGGGTCCTGCCACTGTCGCCGGGTATGGTCTGCCGGCCAGTGTCTATTCAGTTGTCGGGCTGACCCTTGGTGGCATTGCCCGCAGGCCAGCCCCTTTTCAAGTCATTCTAAACTACTACGTCGGTAGTGTCAAGCTGCGGCCTCGTGCAGACCGTATGTCACCACGTATTCCTTTTTCGACTTGCGTAGAAAGTTGAAGATGCCAAGCAGGCCCCAGCTCAGGCAGCCACGCCCCGCATCCTCGACCGTCACATCTGTGACCTTGTATCCCTTATCTAGCATCTTGTTAGCGTCTTTCTGATACTTCTTCTCAGAAGCGTAGCGCTTGACGACGATGGGGTCCTTGCGTCCAAACATACAACCTCCTGTGCCTCATTTACCCAATCGCTCCAACCGCCCGTTATTCTGCACTATAAGCCAGTATATACCGTCCTCATCACGTATCAAGTTCAGATACACGGCGCTGCACCGCTCCACAGATAAGCCCATTACCCGATGCTTGAGCCGGTCTGCCCAGTCCGGCGCTTGCCCGTTCCCGTCCTCTTCCTGTGTCAACTATTGATTATCCTCCTGTACTCATCACGGAAAAAGCCCAGTATCTTACCGCTGTTGCGGTCCAGCTCCTGCTCCGCCTGTGGCCACCCGCTCATAGCGTGGAAGGGCTGCTGTGCCTCGCCCTGCACGAAGGTGGCGTATGGCGTCGTATTGCCCACCACGCCACGGCGTCCGCCCTGCTCTACCTTGTCGGTCCACTGACGGCCCAGCGTGCCCGTGCGGGCATACGGCCCGGCGCCGTACTTGGCATGGAACGCCCGCTTCTGCCGAGGCAAGGCCAGCGATGAGAACGCGCCCGGCGCCTTGACCGGATAGTCCGCCATGACGTTGACCATGAGCTTAACGCTGCGCTCCATTGCGCGGCGAACGGCCTTGGTGCCGCCCACCTCTTCCAGCTTGTCTATGGCGTCGTCGAGGCCGCGAAGGATGACTCTATTTGCCATTATTCCCCCAATGGAACAGGTACGCTCCAGCAGCGGCAACGAGGGTGCCCCGGAAGCGATATAGCACCCCGTGTCGGGTGTTCCCAATCCTGTCCAACCGGCGCCCGTTCCTTGTGCATCGGGAAGCAAATCGGGCACTCTGCCACAATCTCGTCATTGTTGGTTCGCCATTCCTTTTCCTCAACTACTCCGCTCTCTCGCCATGCGATTTCGTTGGCAGCGGCGAATGCATTTGTTACTTCAGTTACCGCTATCAACTCCGCCCGCTCCCGGCCAAACGTGGGAGCCAGGCGCTCTATCAACGCCGGTAGCTCTTCCTGATTCTGTACAAAGGCGGCAAGCTCGGTGCGTATGCGCTTGCGGGTTGTGCCGTTGATTTGCGCCACAAGTTGCCCGGCGTGTTCTATGGCCCATCGTGCTGCTGCCTCATTCGCCAATTCCCAATCAATCGTCGGCCCCTGCTTAACACCGAATACCTCCCGCTCTATCTGCTCTCTGCCGAAATCGGAGCCAGCTTGCGCCCATTCCTGTATCAGCGCCGTGATGGTGTCTCGGAAAGGTTGCACAATATCTTGATTGTCCAGGCGGCGAAGAGCCTGCTCCGCCGTATCCGTATCTAGTCCAACGAAGAGCCGCTCCTGTAGCGATTCTAGCGCCTCCTGGATCCTATCCCTGCCTTGCCTCTCAAACCGCCGCATCTGGCGCCCGTCTGGATTTATCGGGTCGCTTTGCGGCGGCTCCCGCCGGGCCTTTACGGGTAATCCAAAAAAGGGTTATCCTGGCCGTTGGCCGCCTCCGGCTCGACGCCCATGTCAAGGGCCACAAAGGCCTTCTCCCACGGCTGCAGGATGTTGGTCTCAAACTGCGCCAGGTCGATGGGCCGGCCATCCTTCTGCCGGTTGCTAATCCAGCGCCTGAGCGTAGCCCGCTCCTCTTCAGCCTCCGGATTCGGGGGTGGCGGCTGCTGTCCGGGCATCATGGGCGGCGGCTCGGGCGTCTCATCCACAAAGTCCAGACCGTCCGGTATGTCATAGCCCAGCACCTCTACCGCTGCCTCAAGTTTCATCCCGGCGTTGACGAGGTTAAGTAGCGACTCTGAGCGCTCGTTCTCGTCGGTCTGCATCTCGGTCAACTGCTCGGGCAGGAAGCGGAATGATAGGTCCATAGGCTCGAATAGCTGAGCGTTCAGGATGCCCTGCAGCCACTTGCTCCGGGGCGCCACCGTCTTGGTGATAAACAGTCTATCGTCACGCTGGGCCGTGGCGAAGTTGGCGGCATTGGCGGTGACGATGCTCTGTGGCACGCCCATAGCCGTGCATATGGCCTCCCGCTCAAGCTCGGTCAATTCGCTGTTCTGCAGGTCCGATATGCCCTCCCCGATGATCTTCGGTTCAAAGTCACCACGTATAATCTCAGTGCTGAATGCGTTTTTAACGCCCTGGAACACCCGGCGCCACCATGTCTTAACCGTCTGCGCCTGGCTGCTGCTGATGGGCGTGTTGTATGTCAGCAGCGTTGCCTTGACCATGCCCCGCTCGAAGTAGCCCTCGAGGAACTCGCCCAGCGAATTGAGCGTGTTACTGGCGTTCATGGCTGCCGCACCGGGCGTGTTGCGGGCCGGGCCAATCTCTACATACGGGTCAGGTGGCCAAAAGTGTACGACCTCATCAACCCTTAGCTGTTGCGCCTCCTGGTCCTTGCCCCGCTGGCGCTTGAAGCCCTGCAAGCGCCCGTCGCTCTTGCGAAACTCGGGCTTAACGCTGCCGGGGTGCAGCCAGCGGACGCCCTGCGTGCCGGTCAGGTTGCTTTCCTTGAACCAGTACGCCTTGCCTTCCAGCACCGTGGCCGTTTCCGTTTGCCACAGTAGATTGGTCAGCCTATCCCCCCACGGCAGCGAATCGGGCGGGTCTGGTTCCTCGTGCGACCATACCACCTCTTCGCCCCGCCTAACCTCAAAGGGCAGCGTGGCCACCGTCTGAGCGCGAATGTCCACACAGCGATAGAGCCACGCCACGGCGGCCCACACCTTCGCTATGTCCGAGCGCCCATACTCCCCCTTGATGACCTGCCACGCCTCCGGCGGCAAATCCTCCAGCCTCGTGGCCTTAGTCCCGTCAAACAACTGATGTCGTGTCTGCATCTCTTCCCGCCTTTACAAAAACGCCGGCATTGCCATTGCCGCCCCCTGCCACGCAAGAGCAAGGGCTATGACTGTATCATCATGACCCCCCTCCGGTGCCGAGTACGACAACAGGTTAGTTTTCGTCGTCTTTCCCTCGAATGCCATCAATTCGCCAATCAATATAGGGTCGTCAAGTATCTTAATATCGCCGTGGTCGAAGGCCGCTGCCAGGTCCTGTACAGCCTTGTGCTTGCTGGCCTGCGTCGTTTTAAACGGTTGCACAGGTAGACCTTTCTCCGCAAGCATCTCAATTACGGCAATCATGCTGTTCTGCTCTGCAATGACGGTCATCGGATTGAATCGCCCGCACAATGCCGCCAGCCGCTCAACCTGCATCCTGTAATCAATCTGCTGGAAGCGGTCGAGGTGCACAAGCTCGTTGGTGGTGGCATCTACGACCGCAAATACCGTAAAGTCCACCCGCTGCGCCCAGTCTACGCCGATGACGTAATCATGCCCCTTGATGCCCCTGTCTTGCGCCGTGGCTGTGGCTGCATCCTTTATGTGCCGGAACACGCCGCCGGCGGATTCGAGGAACTCAGCGCACACTTCCTGCTGATACAGGCGCTCGGGCATCTCCCGGCGCATGGCATCCACCTCTTCCTGGCGGATAAACGGATTCTCCCACGTCGGCTTCTTGAACGCTGCCCACTCAGGCCGGGCCTCATCAATGCCGTATTGGTACATCTGCCAGAAACCGTTGTGTCCCTTGGGGGTGCTAAACACCCATGCGTCGCCAGAATAGTCGGCAAGCGTGGGCCTGAGGGCAGAATGCCATATCTCTATCAGTTCAGACACCAGCGCCGCCTCGTCAACGATGACCCGTTTGTACTTTCGCCCACGGCCAGCGTCTGGATTGTCGAGACTCCAGAACTCAACCAGCCCCCCTGTGATGAACTCAATGCGACGCTCCTGGGCATTCTTGCGGGTGACAATGGGCCGGAACAGGCGAAGGCAATCACGCCACACTTCCAGCATGTCCTTGTATGCTGGAGTGAACCACGCTTGCGGGTACTCCAACACGTCATCTTGCGTCAACAGGTCAATGCCTAGCGTCGTCTTGCCAAACCGCCTACCACACGAAACAGAATTGAACCTGGAGGCGTTCTGCACGATTTTATTCTGTGCGTCGTGCAGCTTCGGCAATGTTACGACTAAATCACTCATGCCTGATTACCACATGCACGGGCGAATCTTCCGTGCCGTCCGCACCCCTGGTGTGATGCTTCAACACAAGCTCAATCGCCCAATCCTGATCGGCAATCTTGACACGTGGGCCGTCCTTGGTCGTGTACACTTCCCGTATCAAATGCCCATAGCCGTCGTCTATCATGGCGTTTGTGTTAAGCGTAATGATGCGGCCAATCTTTTCGATGTATGGCGACGGGTCAA